TACCGATAGATTGTAGGAATAACATAATGTTAACCATATTAAGTTTAGATAAGTTTGTATGTGTCAATTTAGGCAAATACTTTTTATCCCAATTATTCATCTCAAATATTAATGGAATAAGTTTGTTGTTTATTTCATTAACAATTGCATTTAAAAACATTAAAACAAATGTAGCAAATACTTCAACTTTAATCTGTCCTAATGAACCAGATACACTTGCAGTTTTTCCACTTAAAAAGAAGTCTGATAATAAAGATGTTGCCATTTCTCTGTCACATCTATCAAGCATCTCTTCTGCGTTTTGTCCTTGAGAAGCATCACCTGATATAATAGAGAATGATATAAGAGGTTTTTGGTCTTTTGCAGAAATTACTCTCGGCATTACGATACCAGCATCTTGTGCTTGTCTTACGTTTCTTACAGTATTTTCAGCCCACGTTCTTATACCTATGTGTTCGCTATCATTGGCATCACACCACTCAATAGGTAACTCTATAACAGGTATACCATCAAATCCACGTTCAAAACGAATTTGTTGTGTTCTTTTTATTTTTCTCTTTGCATAATATGTTAATGCTATATTTCTATATATACTTGTACCTTCAGGGTCGTCATTATAAGACTTTACCTTGAAGTGTAAAAGTTTATCATATTTTAAATCTACATTCTTGAAATTTGTTGGATTGTTTTGTCTAACATATTGAATTCTACCAAAGTCATCATAGAACCATCTCATGATAGTTTTTTGAGGTCTAGGAGCGAATTTTCTAGGTGCATATAATCCATCATTATACTTTGAATTCTTCTTAGGGTTTTCAGGATGATAACCTAATCTCTTCTTCATTACTATTTCAGATAATGAGAATCCATATTCTATACAAGTTAAAAAGTCTTTAATACTTTCAATGAATGGTTTTTCTAAATCATCAAACATTCCCCAAACTAAGTCAGAGTAATATTTTGCTTCATCACTTGTGTCAACTGGTTTCATGAACATTTTTTCAGTACACACAAAAGATTCTATTAAGTTTCTTGATGCACCAACTATTGGTTCATTATTGGTCATTTCTTCTATTAAAGAGAAGTAACCTGACCGATTTATAATTTGGTCTGTTTTATCGTTTTGAGCTTTTAATGACCTTGGAGTAAATTTCTCAAAATCATATGTTGTCCCATCTTCGTTATTAAAACTACTATAGTTAAACTTCGTCATCTATGCTAATTCCTTGTCCCTTATCTGCCTTTAAATTAAATGTATACAGATTGCTATTTTTAATATTAGTAAGAGTGTCGTCATCCTCTTCTATTGTTGCAATCGCTACCAATAAACTATCCAATTCATCGGTTGATTTTTTCAGTCTTTTTCTAAGTTCTTCTTTCTTTGCAACAACTATTTGTTGTCTTGCGTTAAACGCATAAGTAGAAGCTCGCATTTGTCGTTCAAGTTCAGGGTATGGAGGTAACAGGAATAAATTGTCACCGTCTAGTCTCGTAGGATTTATCTTTTCTCGAAGTGTCCACCACTCTTCATCTCTCTTTAGAGCATAAAGTTTTTTTAGTTTTTCGTTTTCTTCTCTTAGTTCAAGGTTTCTTGTTTTACCATATCCAGGCAGAGAACCAGCATCTATTTCATATACTTTATATCCACGGTCTCGAAGTAACCTTGCGAAGTGGATACCTTCACCGTTGTTTTCTATTTGTATATGGTCAAAACGTTCTTCCATATAAATATCATCAACTTTATCTAAAATTTCTAATGTCTTTAAATCAAAAGACTTTATCCATTCACACTTATTTCCATTGACGTATGCGAAAGCAGATTTGTCTTTTCCAACACCTCTACCAAAGTCAATTCCTAATATTTTCTTGCCAGTAATATGTTCATTCGGGTCATTCCACTTCTCTTTTGAATTTTGTATCCAAGAAAGAGGGTAAGTAGATGCACCTGTGCTGTCGGGAAACTCTGCTAAGACTCTCGTCTTAACTTCATAGTCTTCCGTATTGTATCCTGCTTTTTGCATGATAGAGTTAACACCAATTGGATTAGCTAATCCATCAACAGGTAATCTTTCAATAACAGCGAATTCCCACTGACCTATTTGATTTTTAAATTTTGCTTGTGGATAATTTGTTCCACAATATCTATCTAATTTATTCCTCCAAAAATCGGGGTCATTTTCATCTCTTATATAATCTTCCAATTTTATATTTGGTAATATAAAGTTTGGTGTATCGAATGATGTGATAGATATTTGTTTATATTCTGAACCTTCTTGAAAAGACTCATAGAAACGTCCTGCACAACCATTAGGTAATGTAGTGTTTCCTATTAATATTTCTGTAACTTTACCTGATGACATAATACCAGCAAAACCAGAATAGATGTCATCTTTTAGACCTTGTGCTTCATCAAACAATACCATAACGTTGTTTGCGTGTTTACCAGCTATTTCGTTGGCAGACTTAGAAGCAAGTCCGATGATAAAGCTTCTGTCATTATGAAAGAATTTTGCGTTGTTAAGGTCTTCTGAAGGGTCTTGTTTAAATAGTGTAATTTTTCGTTTAAATCTTTTTGATAAAACCTCACCAGCTTTTTTAATATTATACTTTACACCACCCAATATCCCTGTTTGCATTTGGGAAAATACAGGGGCAGTAAATACAACAATACAGCTTTTGTTTGGAAACAGTGCTATACGAGTAAAAAAGTACCAAGGTATAACCATAGAGAATAGATAAGTCTTCCCAATTGAGTTAGCAGACTTAATAGACAATTTATTGTGTATTGCCATTTCTCTTAAGATTTGTTTTTGGTTTGAGGTTAGTTTCTCTTCTAATACTTCTTCGACAAATATTTCAGGATGGTCATACCATTCTTTAACTTTGTCTAAATAATTTTCATTTGCCATAGTTTGAAACTAGCTCCTCTAAAAAAAAAGAAAAGCCATCGGTGAAAAAAGAGAAAAATCACCGAAGTGTTCACAAATCTCCTTTTGAAATTTGGCTTTCTATAGATAGTGACCGAAGTCACGAAACTGTCATCAAAATGTGACAGTGTAAAAATTTTATAATCAAGAAAGAATTCATATCTTCCTACATATAGTATAGTGCAAAAAAACTATTTTGTCAACATTATGTGTATAAATTTATAAAATCTTAATATTTTCTTAATATTTATACTAAACATATTGTCAACAGACACTATTAATTTTCTTAATAATTTCTTAATAATTAAAATGTTGACTTTTTGTCATGTTCACACTATACTATAAGTATAAATTCATTTATAAATTTACACACACTTATTAAAGTTAATTAGATTACTTGATTATAATAATTATAAACTTAACTAACTAAATATATAACTTAATTCTAAATTAATTAAAGAATTAATTAAAAAATTATCTAGGAATTATATATGTATCATGTATGATACATATATTTTTGTAATGAGATATATGTATAATTAATTTATAAAATTCACCTACCTCGCCCTTAAATTAATTTACTTCTTCTAGGAACTAATCTAAACATTCGTTCTCGTCTGGAGTTAATCAAAGATAATCAGGGTTAAATACAAATTAGGTACAAACACTCATTCTAATGTATAACCCTTCTTAAATCGTATCACATATCTACAATTAACAATTATAAACTTTTGTAAACAATTTTATCTTTAAAACGTTTACAAAATCAAATATCTTTATATACTATAAGTAGGGAGATATGAATATGAAAAAAATAGAATTAGAAAAATTAGAAGATGACTTTTTTGTAAATGAAGACAATGCAACTGAACTTCTAAAGGGGTTTAGTATTAACATTTTAGGAGCATTAGATACATACAATGAGTATTGTGAAGCTATTCTAGGAGAGAGATTGGATGCACAAAGACAGTATGTGTTTTGTGTGATGTTGGAGTTGTTGGCTAGATGACAAAATACTATGTTGATAAGAACTTTGAACTAAACAATTTGTCAACATGGAAGCGGTATCCTGTAAGTGTAAGCAACGAATTGGTTGATAAGGTTATTAAAAAAAGTAGAAGAAAATACAACCCCAAACATGTTAAATATGTTTTGAGTTTGTTATTTTCAGAAATGGCACAAGACTTTAAAAATGATAAGGTTGGTGGGCTTTGGTTTTTTGATGACTTTGGCTCCTTTAAGGTGAAAGTATATGACAAGATATTTTGCTTAAATGGAAAGAGACAATTAAAAGAAAATTGTAAAACAGTTAGATTTGCATATGCATATAAGTATAAAGCTGGGGCATATAAGATTTTGAATAAAGACAATAAGGCTGTGATAGATTATTTAATTGAAAAGAGAAGAAATAGAGCTGTTTTAATGAAGATATTTGGGGTAAGGTATGAAACGGAAGATAACTAAGGGAGTATATCAAATCGTTAATATAATTAATAACAAAAGATATGTTGGAAGCAGTAGAGATTTAGAAAGTAGATATAATACTCACATGTCTTACTTAGATGGTGGGAATCATCATAACACATATTTACAGGTAGAATATGATAAGTATGGTAAAGAAAATTTTAAGTTTGAGGTTATTGAGTATGTTGAACACAAGCAAGATTTAATTGCTCGTGAACAGTATTGGATAGACGAATTAGATGTATGTAACGAAGAAATTGGGTATAATATCTGTCCTACAGCTGGCAGTAATAAACATAAATGGACATATAAAAAAGATGGCGATGCTGTTAAAAAGATTAAAACTAAAAATGTAGATTGGATGGCAGAATATTTATCATCAAAATACAGAAGTATGGATATTAAAAGTACTAAAGATATTATTCAAAACTTTATGAAAGTGTGTATGCATGAAACACTCCAAGGCAATAAAGTGAGAATATCTAAAATTGGAGCTTTTTCGGTAAAAACAAAATCAGAGAAACCTAGTAAAGACTTTAGAGGTAAACCTAGAATAGTTCCAAAAATGGTTGTACCCACCTTTAAAACATCATCAACATTCAGAGACTACATAAATAGTAAGGATTAATTTTGGGATTTAAAAGACAAACCAAAAATAGCACACAAAGGTGTGAAACCTGTGGACAATTCTTTGAAAATTATTCAGAAAAGATTGCCTACAGAATAGATAAAAATGGAAGATATACAAAATGTAATACCATGATTATCTGTAAGGGATGTGATAAGTTCTTTCGGGAAAATAATTTTGAAGATATGGAATTAAGTAAAACAAACATAGCAAGTATAAGTAGATTAAAAAGCTTAAGAGGTAAAATCTACCGAACAAGAAAGAAATATGAGAATAAATAATATTAAGCCGAACATATATCAAAGATTGGCAAATAAGATAGAGAAGTCACCAAGATTACAAAATATATTAAAAAAAGTAGACTCTAATCCATCGTTGGCAAACGGAATGTTTGTATGTGCTACAGCAGTATTATTAAAGCCAACTACAATAATGGCAATACCCACAAAAGATAAAGATAGTAAAGAAGATGCAATATATTCATCAGCAAAGAGTATTGGAACGGGTTTTGTTGATTTGGCAATTGCTTATTTATTATTTGTACCTATAAACAAACACTTAGATAAAGTTGGAAGAAAAATATTTAATGAAGCAGACAGCGTTTATTTTCATAATAAAGAAAGATGTTCTGCATATAAATCCATATTTAATAGAGTTGCTAAGATAGCACTATTACCTATCTTTGCATGGGCAAAGTTTGCATTTATTACTCCACTAGCTGAAAGATATAAAAAATATAGGAGTAAACATGAAAGTAAATAGTATTGCTTTGGGTAAGAGAATCCAAAACTTTATAAAGAAAACAGACAGTAAAGAATTTTATGCAAAGTTAGACAGAAACTTACCTATACTTGAAACATTTTCAGCAGGATTATGTTATTGCGGAGCCATACAACTCCAAAATAATTTACCTAAAGAAAGAAAGCCCTCACTAATGTGGCAAGCAATTCTTGGGTGTATTGCAGGAATGTCGGTAAGTAAAGCATTAGATGGATTTATTAATAAACACA